TTAATATTAACTTTTTATATGATCAATGTACATCTAAAAATGTTGCGTCTGAAAATATTCAGAAAGGAGATATAATTAGTTTAAGAAGAATGATTCAAGGTATTATGAAAGAGGTTCAATTAAGTTTGGGAAATATAAATAATTTTGACATACATGTAGATGAGAAAACATTTACAGGTCGGATAATAGATATAAACTTTACGGGAGACCCCGATACAGTAGCGTATGGTATTAATATAGGAAACACCGCATCTATAGTTAAAAAATACTCATTTGAATCTAAAATATTTCCTGAAATGGGTTCAATAATATCCATAAGTGCTCAGGGTAAAGGAACGGGAGAATTTGGATATGATAATGCTTCCTTAATAGCATGGAATGAGAATCTCACGGATAGAATACTTCCTTCAAAGAATAGTTCAGAGAAGATAGATGAAGAAAAATTTGATTTTTTATTACCTTTTTGTTCTAAGATATATAATTATTTTAAAGCAGTTAAGTCTAAATTAACCGAAGATAATCCTAATTATTTATATGGTGGTTTAAATAATGCTTATAGAGATTTTCTATCTAGGCTAGAGATAATCGAAAAGGAAAATAGATTTAAAACTATAATACCTACCGAATTATCGATAACAATAGATGGAATTTCAGGAATAATAATAGGTAATATATTCACCATAAATCAGGATGTAATACCGGTAGGTTACAAAGGAAACAGTAATAGAAGGTTAGGATATGTAGTTACTGGAATATCTCATGATATTACTAATTCAAAGTGGGATACTACTATCACTTCACTGCCCGTAGTGCTTGAAGAATCAACTTCGGATGTGACTATTTTTGAAAAATGGAAAGATCAAAAATATGAAACTAATGATGGAACAAGTGATGTTCTCGATCCTGATGATGAATTAGTTGAAAAGGTAATAAATGCTGAGGGAAATTATTTAGATAAATTAATAATTTATTTTGAAAAAAGAGAAGGATTTGCTCCTAATGCTTATTGGGATTACACAAAATATAGAGCTGGATATGGTTCAGATAGAATATATGTAGGAGCTAAAACTTATTTTGAAGTAAAACAAAATACCAAAATAAATAAAGATAATGCTCTTAAGAGTTTAAAATGGGATATAAAAGATAGATTTGAACCTGAGGTTATAAACACCATAGGTAAAGATAATTGGAATAAATTAAAAGATAACCAAAAAGCAGGAATTATTAGTTATGCTTACAATGCAGGTGCGGGAATTACTAAAAGTTTAAAAGGATCTTTGGATGCTAATGATTATAAAACCACATCTAATAGAATTAAGAATGGAGTATCTACCGCTACTAATAAAAAAACTGGGGTTAAGGCCTACATACCTAGTCTTAGAATGAGAAGAATAGAGGAATCTAAAATATTTAATGGGAGTATACAATGATACCAAAAAATAAACAAATAACTAACCAATATACAGATGGAACAAACATTACATTACAATACGATGTTTCACGGAAATTATATAAGGGTTATTATAATATAATCAATGGCAAAAAATACTATTCAGGTAAGGAATATAATAAAGATTCTAAATTATTAATTTTAGTTGAGTCTAACAATGTTTCTTCTAAACTACCAGTAAATAGTAATTTAAATACCGAGGATGTTAGATATTTCCAAAAAAACCTCCATTATAGTGATATTAGGATAAAAGAAATAGATAAGAAAACTTATGATTTTTTAAGTAAATCCCCCAATGGAGATTATCAAATAATATCTTATAACAAGAACTTTGATTCACTTGATGTTTTGGATAAAAAGATGAAAGGATTAAAATCTTTTTTGAAACCTTAAAATTTTTTTATATCTTTACGTTTGTTAAAATTAGAATTTTATGCCGTTTTATGTTATTGAAAAAGAAGAACAAATAGATATGATACCGGACTTTGATTCATGCTACGTACATGTAGTTCAATCAAGTCCGTTTTATCATCCTGCTATATCTGATGTTTCTCTGGTGTATGTTAGACCACCAAATGATAAAGGATATATCTTTTGTATAAAACATAATGAGTCTTTATCCCTAAAATGGCAAAAGATCAAAAAATTTTTATCTGAAAAGAAATTATATGCCCTAAATGCTAAAAATACTAAATATTATTTAGGGGGGAACATTAATGATGTGATGCTTAACTACATGAACATTAATGGTAATAATGATAAAGATTTTAGGTCTTTAGAACCTAAAGCCATGAATTATATGTATTCTAAATTTGGTAATTTAAATAATGTTAATGAATTAGTTCCTATTTCTAAACATTATGAATATTTAGAAAAAATATATGATGAGATGAAAGACTACATATATGATAATACAGATTTTGATATCAATAAAACTAATATATTTTATAAAATAGAAAGAGAAGGTATCAAACTGGATAAAAACTCATTCATACTATATTTTGGAAATTTAAGTAATCCTGAATTTAATATTCGTAAAGGTATTATATACACTTCATTTAATTTATATAACTATACAGAACGTCCTACTAATCACTTTAATGGGATAAACTTTACAGCGTTGGATAAGGATAATGGGGAACGAGTATGTTTTATACCTAAGAACGATTATTTTATGGAAGTAGATTTCAACGCTTACCACCCCCAATTATTGGCGGATTTAGTAGATTATGAGTTTGATATGACTAAAAACATATATGAGCAAATAGGCCAATTGATAGGGATAAAAGATATTTCTAAGGTAAAACTAGAAGTATTTAGAAATTTATACGGAGGAATACAGGATAAATATTCTAACTTACCATTTTTCCGGGATGTGGTTGAATTCACTAAGAGTATGCGCGAATTCTTTAATACCTCGGGCTATATCACAGCACCATCCGGAAAAAAATTTCGATCGAAGAATCTCGCAGGGTCTTCATCATCGAAATTATTAAATTATTACATTCAAAATTTAGAAACCAAAAAAAATGTTGAACAATTACTCAATATATTTAAGTATTTTCGACCCTTGACATCAAGGATAGTTATGTATAATTATGATTCATTTTTGATAGACGTCAAAAAAGAAGAAAAGGAAGAAATAGATCTAATACTAAGAAAACTAAAGTATCGATTCCGGATAAAAACCGGAATAGATTATGATGATTTAAATTAAAACAAAATGAACCTAAATAAATTATTTTGCACATTTGTAAAACCTGAAGATTTAGATGAAGTAGTAAACAAGTTATCTACTACTTACACCATGACAAATGATAAGATGTTTGTGCTTGAATCAGATGATACATCTGAATTGATGATAACTTATAATATTGATCCGGGCAATATGAAACCGGATCAGATTCCTGCTGGTACTATTAATGTCCATAGGAGGAAAGAATCTAATTCATTATATTCAATTAATGCTTTGAATCACCTTATTAAACTTGAAAATAACGGGGTGTTTGTTAAGAATTTTTATATAAACTGGAATAAATATCCAAATTGTATAATCTTGTTGAAAGATAATGATTTAAGAATAATTCATACAAGAGTTCATAAAATTATTTATATAAATTAGGGAACTCAATTTTTTAAATATATTTTTACATAAATTAACTTAATATAATATTATTATGGATTTAACATTAATTAAAAACAAACTAGACAGTATTAACAACAAAGGAACAAGAGAAAAAGTAGATTTTTCAAAAGTTCTATGGAAACCCAAAGCAGGGAAACATCAAATTAGGATCCTTCCATCAGTGTATAACCCCGCTAATCCGTTTAAAGAAGTATACTTCCATTATGGATACACTAAAGGTTCAATATTAGCTCTAACTAACTGGAATGAGCCAGACCCTATTGTAGAAGCCGCTAAAGAAGCTAGCAAAAACGATCCAGAAAATGGATGGAAATTTGCTAAAAAATTATCTCCTAAAATGAGAGTATTTGTACCTGTTATTGTGAGGGGTGAAGAAAGTATGGGAGTTAGACTATGGGAATTTGGTAAAGAAATTTATACTCAATTACTGAATCTAGCTACAGATGAGGATTATGGAGATTTCACATCCGTTTCCGAGGGAAGAGATTTTACTGTAGATGCAGTTGAAGATACAATGATGGGGAAGAAGATTATTAAATCATCTATCACTCCTAGAGGAAGAACATCAGTGTTATCTAACAAAGATGAAGAAATTGAATTGTGGACAACAAATCAACCAGATATTCTTAAAATTTACAGAAGATATACTTATGATGAATTAAGTACAATTTTCGATAAATGGCTAAATGGTGAAGAAGAAAACACAGTTCCTGTAGAAGAAACTCAACCTGAAGAAAAGAATGAGGAGAATGATAATGATAATGCAGCACCATGGGACCACAAAAATGAAGAGGAAGAGGAATATGCTACAGCTCCTGCACCTAAAACTCCAGTTACTGAAACGAAGAAACCTTCGTTTAAATCTTCAACACCGGCTTCGTATAGTGAGACTACGTCTTCAACTAAGCCTAAACAATCTAAAGCAGACAAATTTAACGATTTATTTGATTAATAATGGCTAGAACTAAAAGCATCAATGATACTGCTTCTAAAGCAATCAAAAATTCAGATAAAGGAGGATTTAGTTTAGATAAATATAAAAAATCTAAAGGATTAACTTCTTCTGCTAAATTCAAGAAACAAAGATATATTGAGTTTAGTCCTGCTGTTAAAGGTGCTTTATCCCTTACAGGCATCCCTATGGGCCATGTTGTTTTGGCTCGTGGGGGGTCTGATACCGGAAAAACTTCTTTACTAATTGAAGCTGCTGTTGAAGCCCAGAAAATGGGAGTATTACCTGTTTTCATCATTACTGAAATGAAATGGGATTTTGCTCATGCCCAACAAATGGGTCTAGATGTTGTTACCTCTTATGATGAAGAAAATAACATGGTTAATTATGAAGGTTTCTTTATATATGCTGATAGATCATCGTTGAATACTATTGAGGATGTAGCTGCATTTATGATAGATAAAATGAATGACCAAAAACGGGGAGATTTACCTTATGATTTGTTGTTTTTATGGGATTCTATAGGAAGCGTTCCGTGTGAACAAAGTGTAAAAAGCGGAAACAATAACCCAATGTGGAATGCTGGAGCGATGGCTACCCAATTTGGGAATTTTATAAACCAACAGATACCATTAACAAGAAAAGAAAGTTATCCCTATACTAATACATTCTTTGCTATAAACAAGACTGGAGTACAACCCGCACTAACCCCGATGTCTCAACCTAAAATGACTAATAAAGGAGGTAATGCTATGTTTTTTGATTCAACTATGGTCATTACTTTTGGTAACGTTACTAATAGTGGTACTACCAAAATAAAGGCTGTTAAGAATGGAAAAAATGTAGAATTTGCTAAGAGAACAAAAATAGCGGTAGACAAACTCCATACAGATGATGGAGTGGTAACTGCATCAACCATAATTGTTACTCCTCATGGGTTCATACCTGATACAGATGTTGCTATCAAGGAATATAAAAAACTCCATGCGCATGAGTGGTTTTCAGATATAAAGGATATAGATGATCTTATTATCGAGGAAGATGCAAGTGAATGGATGGAATCCCGGGAGATTACGGGAATGGTAGATGTGGAGATAAATACAGATACTAATGATTGATAAAAAACAATTAAAGGAATTATTGAAATCTAACTCTGAGAAGCCTACTAGAAATAGTAGGGTTCTCATAGTAGATTCCATGAATACATTTATAAGAAATTTTTCTACAATAAATGCATTGAATGCCCGAGGAACCCATATTGGGGGGATGGTGGGATTTCTTAAAAGTTTAGGATATACAACAAGATTGTTTAAACCTACAAGAATTATTCTTGCCTTTGATGGAAAGGGATCAACCACATTTAGAAAAAATCTATTCCCTGATTATAAAGGGAATCGAAATATATCAAGAATAACTAATTGGGATATGTTTGATTCTAAAGAAGATGAAATGAAAGCTATGAATTCCCAAATGGGGAGGTTGGTAAATTATTTAGAATGTTTACCTATATCTCTAGTATCTTTGGATAAATTAGAAGCCGATGACTGTATAGGTCAGATGGTTAGATATTTTGAAGAAGATAAAACTTGCAATTCAATAACTATTTTATCTGCAGATAAAGATTTCCTACAGTTGGTAAGCGATAAAACTTCAGTATACTCCCCTGTAAAGAGAAAAACTTATGGTGTTAAGGAGGTGTTAGATGAGTATAATGTTCATCCTAATAATTTTTTGATATATAAAGTGTTGATGGGAGATACTTCTGACAACATTCCGGGAGTTAGGGGGTTAGGACCTAAAAAAATAGTTAAATTATTTCCCTTAAATAACGAAGTTGAGATTAGTATGGATGATGTTTATAAAACATGTAAGGATAAATTAGAATCAAGTAATATGTATTTTAAAATCCTTGAAATAAAATCTCAATTGAATATCAATTATCAATTAATGGATATACGTCACCCTAATATTTCAGATAGAAATATAAAGAAAATATATGAAATAGTTGAAGAAGACTTAAACCCATCAAATATAGGAGGATTCACTTTATTATGTGAGCAAGATCATATAGGTCATAACATGCCTAATCCTTATACATGGATCGTAGAAATTTTTGGAACACTTATTTTGAAATAAAATGACAAATTTATTAAAACTTGAATCTTACGGACATAATTTTCAATCTAAAGTTATAGGAGCATTATTAACTGATAAGGATTTTCTTATCAATATATTTCCTATTCTTAGTGATGAATATTTTGAAAATATATCCCACCAATGGGTGGTTAAAAAAATTAAAGAATATTTTATAAAATACCATACTGTACCTTCTCTAGATGTGATGAAGGTAGAAGTACAAAAAATAGATAATAATACGCTAAAAGTATCAGCTAAAGAGGAAATAACCAAAGCTTATAGAGAGGCAGAACAAACTGATATTGAATACGTGAAAAGTGAATTTCTGGGATTTTGTAGAAATCAACAGATGAAAAAAGCAATCCTGCTTTCAGCAGAACTATTGAATAGTAATGATTTTGTTTCTATAAGAAACGTCATAGCTGAAGCTTTAAGGGTAGGAGAGACCAAAACAGCAGGACACGAATACGAGAAAGATATAGAAACAAGATATAGAGAGGATAATAGAAATCCAATTCCGTTTCCTTGGGATATATTCAACGATCATACTCAAGGAGGTATGGGAAAAGGAGAATTATTCTTAGTAGTTGGAAGTCCAGGAGGAGGAAAATCATGGGCTGTTGTATCTATAGCAATGAATGCTGCTAAATTAGGATACAATGTTGTGTTTTATACATTGGAATTAAGTGAAACTTATTTAGCAAGACGATTAGATGCCAACTTAATAAATATACCTGTACAGAATATATCATACCATAGAGGTGAAGTAGAAGAAAGAATACAAGATTTAGAAGGAAAAATTATAGTAAAGGAATTTGCGGCGGGAAGAACTTCGTTAGATGATATAGAAGCTCATTTAGAGCAGCTAAGGAACCAACATGATTTTGAGCCGGATTTAGTGATAATAGACTATTTAGACTTACTAAAAAACCCGTCTAAAGACAGATTAGAAGGAACTGAAGATATATACACCTGTGCAAGAGGATTAGCTCGCACACAGAATCTACCTGTAGTATCTCCAGCTCAAGCTAACAGAGAAGCTTCTAAAAATAACATTATTGAAGGAAACACAATGGCCGGTTCATATTCAAAACTAATGATTGGAGATTTTGTGGCTTCATTTGCTAGAAATCGAAAAGATAAATTGAATGGAACAGGACGTTTCCATTTTATCAAGAATAGATTTGGGCCTGATGGTATGACATTTAGTGCTAATATAGATACATCTACAGGTAAAATAGACGTATATAAAGACTTAATGGATATTGAGGAACAGGAAGATTTACCTAAAACAAACAACCAAAATAACTATAACACATGGAGTCCTGAAGACAAACAGGCTTTAAAAAGATTCACATATTCTGAAGATAATTAGATATTTATCTATACAGAACAAACTAAAATTACAAATATGAGTAAATTATCTCTTGAAAAAGAAATTTTGAGTAACATTATTGTGCATAATAAATATGCTAAATACATCCCCGAAAAAGAAAGAAGGGAAACGTGGGATGAAATTGTTACTAGGAATAAAGAAATGCACATAAGAAAATTCCCTGAATTAAAAGATGAAATTGAAAAAAATTATGAATTAGTATATAACAAGAAAATACTACCTAGTATGCGATCTCTACAATTTAGTGGTAAACCATTGGAGATCAATAACTCACGAGGATATAATTGTTCATTCCTGCCTATAGATGATTATAGATGTTTCAATGAAGTAATGTTCTTACTTCTATCAGGGTGTGGAGTAGGATATAGTGTTCAAAAGCATCATGTCGAACAATTACCAGAAATTAAGATTCCTACTAAAACTAAAAGATATCTCATAGGAGATAGTATAGAAGGATGGGCAGATGCTGTTAAGATGTTAGTAAAGGCATATATGGTAGGGGGTCCTCTTCCTAAATTCGATTATAGAGATATCAGAGTAAAAGGAGCAAATTTACTTACTGCTGGGGGAAAGGCTCCAGGTCCTGAACCTCTTAAAGAATGTCTTTTCCATATAAATAAGATATTTGAACGTAAAAATAACGGAGATAAATTAACCACTCTTGAAGTTCATGATATAATATGCCATATAGCAGATGCTGTTTTATCTGGTGGGATTAGACGCGCAGCTTTAATAGCTTTATTCAGTTTAGATGATGAAGAAATGATGAGTTGTAAAGTAGGAAATTGGTATGAAAAAAATCCTCAAAGGGGAAGAGCTAACAATACTGCGGTCATAATGAGGCATAAGATTGATGAGGATGAATTTTTCAAACTTTGGGGTAAAATAAGAGCAGGAGGAACAGGAGAACCAGGTATATATTTTTCTAATGATAAGGAATTGGGAACTAATCCTTCTTTGAGAGCAGGCACTCAAGTTCTTACCTCTGAAGGAATTATTCCTATTGAAGAACTCCAAGATAAAGAATTTAAAGTAAAAAACTTAAAGGGAGAATGGCAGGATGCTAGATGTTGGCTGTCGGGTAGAGAAAAGAGGTTATGGGAAGTTACTGTAACGGGAGGGCATAAATATTATTGTACCCCCGAACATAAGTGGCCTGTATGGAATGGAACTGAATTTGAACGAAAATTAACAACTGAATTATTCAATGGAAATTATCTTCCTCTAAATATGTCTGAAGAATTATTTGAAGGTACTTTAGGGAATTATAATGACGGATTATTTTTAGGTTGGTCACTTATGTCAGGACACGTTAACATTGATGGGATTGATGATTATGTTAAAGTAAAAGCAATAGCTAACGCCGCTGGTGGAGGAGTCTATGGAAAGCTGAACCATATATTAGAATATTGGGGCACTCAGGAGACTGATTACTCTGAAGCTGAAATGAATAAAATAGAAATAACCACTCGCAATCCGTTTATCTTAGAAAAATATAAAACTTTAGGATGTACCTCTATGGGTAAATTACCTGAAGCCGTTTGGAAAGGAGGATCAGAAGAATTTAGAAGAGGATTATTAGATGCTATATTTTCAAGTGATGGTGAGTTTATATTCGATTATGTAAGAAGATATATAAAATTAGTATCATGTAATGAAAATATGATAAATGATATTAGTAAACTTCTAGGATTTTATGGAATAAAGACTATTATATCATATAACGAAGTGTATGGTGAGACTTTATACACATTGAAGATAAAAGATGTAACCTCATTAAATCATTTTGGGCATATAGTAAAAATGAGTCATATACACAAACATAAATCATATGCTAGACTGTATAGAACTCTAAATCAACAACATTTTTCTCAAAATAAAATAGAAATAATAGGATGCAAGCCTACAGATATATATGAAGATGTATGGGATATTAGCGTAAATGATGATACACATTGTTTTCAATTAGCCCATTGTGTTACTGGAAACTGCGGTGAAATATCTCTAAGACCCTATCAGTTTTGTAATCTGGTAGAGATAAATGTATCAGATATTGAAAGTCAGGAAGATTTAAACAATAGATCAAAAGCGGCTGCGTTCATAGGTACTCTTCAAGCATCGTATACTGATTTCCATTATTTGAGAGACATATGGAAAAAAACTACAGAAAAGGAAGCATTAATTGGTGTTGGACAAACGGGAATTGCATCTGAAAACATGTCAAAAATGAATCTTAAGGAAGCTGCTAAAAAGGTAGTAGAAGAAAACACAAGAATATCTAAGATAATAGGAATCAATTCGGCAGCCCGTTGCACTACAGTGAAACCTTCAGGTACTAGTTCATTAGTGCTAGGCACATCTAGTGGAATCCATGCTTGGTTTGCTCCTTATTATATAAGAAGAGTGAGAGTAGGAAAAAATGAAGCTCTGTATACTTATCTATCAATTTACCATCCTGAATTACTAGAAGATTGTTTCTTTAAACCTAATATTGAAGCTATCATATCCATTCCCCAGAAAGCACCCGAAGGAGCTATTATAAGAACTGAATCTCCTATTGATTTACTAAATAGAGTAAAAAGATATAATACTGAATGGATTAAATATGGTCATATAAAAGGTCCTAATACTAATAATGTATCCGTAACTGTATCTATTAAGGATAATGAATGGGAAGAGGTAGGTAAATGGATGTGGGAGAATAATAAGGCATATAATGGAATATCTGTACTACCTTATGATGGAGCCAACTACATTCAACCACCCTATGAAGAAATTACTAAAGAAAAATACGATGATATGATGAAACATTTAAAAAGTATTGATCTTACTAAAGTAATAGAAGTAGCAGATGGAACTAACCTAATGGAAAATCTCGCATGTAGTGGAGGGAATTGCGAAATATCTTAATAAGAAGGGACACTTCGGTGTCCTTTTTTATTTTTTCTTTTGAAACCTTGAAATTTTTTTATATCTTTACATTATGGAATTAAATAATATAAATAACATAATCGATATGATGAATAAGTCAGATAGTCGATTAAGATTAATACAAGAAAAAATGTCAAAAACATCAATTTTAGATACTGATGTTAATGAAGTAAAATTGGAAGAAGTTTTATCTGAAGATGAAATTAAATATGTAATGTCATTATATGACGAAATAAATAAAATATTATAACATGGAAGGAAGTCATGAGTTACCATTAAAATTATTAGAATTAGGAAAAACGATTAACGATTATGATTATTGTTTACCTAAATTTTGGAATGAACCTAAATATCAGGAGTATTTTAAAAAAGACAACTTATCAGGAAGATGGACTATTTTAGATAATGGTTTATATGAGGGAAATGTAGAATCTGAAGAATTATTAATGGAGATAATTAATACTATAAATCCATCAATATTTATAACTCCTGATTCTTGGAATGACGCTGATAAAACTATGAATAATTACTGGAGATGGAGAGAAAAATCAACAACCCACAGTCATATTATAGGAATTAGAACTGAATTAATGGTAGTTTTACAAGGACAAACTGTATATGAAGTAATGAAACTTCATGGAGATTTAATAAATAAAGGAGTAAGATACATAGGAATAAACCATTCAGGGATATATTA